CTTTAGGGTGGTGTCTAGGGAAGCACTACCTTCTTCGTGGCCGTAGAGTTCCCATTCACCAATTCTTGCGTATGTGGCATTACCCGAAGAAATGTATATTTTGGAAATTTCCAGTTTATAATACAAGTATTTCGTGGTTGTATTTACATGAACAACAGCTGTTTGTGGATCGGGGTTAGTTGTTCCACCATCTAATGGTAAATCCGTTTCTGTTTTGAGTGTAACCCAATTTGAACCATTGTTACTGCCATATAACGTGATATTTCTAGGTCCATTAGCATACTCATAGTTGGCTTCTGATATAATTTTTATGTTTTCCAATTTAATCGCATTAGGTAATTGAATTTGGAGATAATTTACCGTTCTACCCGAGGCAACATCTCCATTACTATCATAATCACCTAGATTACCTGACCAACTAGTGGCAGTTCCATCAAATGCGTTCGATATTTTATAACTTGCACCCGAATACACCGAGTTCGAAGTAACTGTGTAACTTTTATATGTGAAAGTCGTAGCTCCACTCGCAGCCGATTCAGAACTTCCTTGTAGAGGAAAAGCCACCTCCGGGTACTTCCGCAGGGGTCGGTCGTGGGGACCCGTGTATTCGGCGACCACGTTGGAGTCTACACTCATGGACATGGGGCTTGTATAGAATGTATTTCCGGAAATGGTAATATTTTGACTAGCCACCACGTTCCCACTCACCGTCAATTTTTCACTTACGGTCACATTCCCACCCACTTCCACATTTCCAGTGGTCACAAGGGATGTATCTACATTTTGAAGTTCAATAGTTAGGGGTGTAGTGTTACTGACAGCGGTAATTGCTTCAAGTCCATGTTGTGCGGCAACATTAACTGTACCAAATGTCAAAGGTCCATCTACTGCAAGACTACCATTCACGTGGAGGGTAGCTGCTGGTTCGTCGGTGCCAATACCGACACGTGTCAGTTCAGTATTCACGAATAGGTTAGCATTGCCCACCTCTAAATTCGATCCACCTAGGGTACCTTTACCAACAACAAGTGCTCCACCGATTTCAACATTGGATGCAGTTGTAAAACCCAGTGTCGGGTTAGTAAATGAAATTGTATGAGGTGTCACATTTCCGGCGTCAGTGACTGTCTCAAGTGGGTAAGATGGTTTAATACCTAATGCACCCAAAAACATAGACTCAGCTGTAATATCACCATCTACCACGAGGACGTTGGATCCCGTATCATCAACGAAAAGGTTGGAACCAATACTCAATGTATGTTGAGGAGTATTATTCATGACACCTATGAATTTAGGTGTGGCTGCAGGATTTGGTGGATAAAATAACTGATTCCCCCCCGATGGGGCTGACCACGATGATGCAGCTCCTCCGGGAAGACCCGATAATCGGCTACCATCACCAACAAAATGTGTTGCGACTACATTACCTGTTACCCTAAGAATACCATCAGTCGCGTCATCGTCAACATAAAGGTTTGATCCGACGGAAAGATCGTGTATGGGATTGGCATTAGAAATGCCTACACTACCGGCGGTGTAGTATAATTCGTTAGTAGTAACTGTGTTAGTCCATTGACTAGTTCCACTTCCACCACCGGAAATACCTGTCAATTTACTACCATCACCAACAAAATAGGCTGCGACCACATTTCCGACGACTTCAACATTACCACTGGCAGTCAACGATGTAGAAGTATTTGTAAACTGTACGGTATTTGATGTTATATTACCAGTATTTACAGCATCTCCCAACGAAACCGAAGTTACAATACCGGAGAGTTTACTACCATCACCAATAAAGTAGGCCGCTTCTACATTTCCTGATACTACTACATTTCCAGCAACTTCAACATTACCACTTGCGGTCAACGACGTAGAGGTGTTTGTAAACTGTACGGTATTTGATGTTATATTACCAGTGTTTACGGCATCTTCCAACGAAACCGAAGTTACGATACCAGAAAGTTGGCTACCATCACCAATAAAATGGTCGGCTGTGACATTCCCGGTAGCTACAATATTACTACTCGCCCTCAGGGAAGTTGTGGGGTTTGTAAATTCAATTGTATTAGTTGTTATTGGGCTATTGTCGGTGACTACTTGTAAACCCGAACTTGTTACCGTACTTATACCAGTGAGTAAACTACCATCACCGACAAAAGTAGATGCAACTACATTTCCTGTAACCTCGACATTAGCAGATGCTGTAATTTTGGAAGCCTCGACATTTCCGGAGGCGACGATACGCCCAGAAACAACGAGTTCCGACTCCGGTGAGATACTTATCGTAGCCCCCATCCCGGAGTGCTGTGTGCAGTAATAATACAAGGTCGTAGGGGCTCCGAATGGAACTGTGAACTTTATGTAATTAGTAACAGAGTCATCTACACCATTTGTGTATTCACCACTCTCTTGAGCTTGGGATATTTTGAAAGGATGACCACCCGCGTTGGAAGCCGTTATGTCAAATATATAGGTTTGACCTTCATGGAGTTCGAGAGAAGCTTGTGAATTACCATCTATCGAGTATAAACCACCACCAGCGGTCACAACAAATGTTTTTGTAGTTCCTAGTGTAGCTACATTGCTCACGAATAAAGATGTGGAAGTCACGTTACCAGATACGTTTGTATTTGCAACATTTAGAATACCACCATCAATGGTGACGTCTCCTGTCAGTCCGTAGAAATTCTTAGAAGACATGCTACCTTATAGGAAGGTGATAAAATAAATTGTTATTCATGCATGCTTTATGATTGACATAACCATTCGTCAGTAATTTAAAAAGAAAATACGCCATATATAAAATGTCAACAATGACAAGTTGGTTGCTCACACCTTTTCGATGTAATCGTATAAATAAACGACCAAATAGATCTTCCCTCCTGGATCACCCACCTCCGCCTATAGATGTTAATAGTGAATGGAGTTTTGGACCTTACTCATGGAAGGCTACTGTTGAAGCTCTGGATAAAGACGGAAAGGTAGATAGAACCTTTATAGGCTATAGCCAGAACATGGATATTACATCTCGAACTAAAATTGCATGTGATAGACATAAAACATCTGGTACAACATGTGGAGAACCGGAAATGGCAATGAAGGGGGGTGAATGTGATGAAGTTATTTTTATGAAAGTAAAAGAAAACACTAAACTAATTAATCTTACGAATCCATTTTTTTAAAATTTTTCACTTGCCCTATCTGGACCTATATATACCGGAGGTGCTTCAAGTATCTCAAGTTCAAGTTTACCCTCTTGATTTTGAGATGGTGTTACATAAGCTATACGACAATCGTTCGCTCTAAGAATAGGATTACCACCGGTCTGTGTTGGTACAACTACTGGTTTACAAAGAAGTGCGAACATTAAATTAAGTAAACATTAGATTTCATCCCATTTTTTAACACTGATATTAGTCTCTTCACACCAAGGATATACATCTTCACCAACAAAATGAATGGCATTAATTCCATTGCTGATACAATCTGTACAAATACCTATGCTATCATCAATAATTGTGTCAAGGGCAAGGGAACGACAAACATCTACTTTCTTAATTTCAAACGGGGTAAAACTATTGGTCAAAATAAGATCATCAAAAATACCGGGGAAATACTTATCGAGCCACCACTCAGTTGTCTCCCGGGCGATATTTTGTCTACCGGTAACAACATAAATCTTATCAGTTTGTTCACGGAGTAGGGTAAGTTTCTTGTGAGCACCGGGAATGGGTTTCAGATTTTTGAATGCCTGGCTGCTATAGAACGCTCGTACCATCTTTTGAGATTCCCCTTCCGGAATTGAAAATATGTCACGATAGATGTATGAGTATTTTTCTTTCCTAGGCATGGTGAGGCCACGCCATTTGGCCATTGGAAACAAAAAGGGAACAAGCACTTCATCAACGTCAACAGCGATCCGGTTCATTTACTATAATTGGGGGATTATTGTTTAAGTATTTCATACTTATCAACGAAATTGAGAAAAGTCCGGCTGATGTATTCGCCACTATCATTGGTACGACACTGAAATAGATGGAGTAAACTAAACCCAAAGCACTTGCGAGAAGATTGATATGTAAGAAAGTGTAATTTATTGCGTGTGTATCTTTGGTAACATATACATGAACAACTTGTGGGACAAACATTATTGTTATTAAAATAGAACTGACAAGGCCAATATATTCTACAATTTCATCCATACTATCCTATCACTCGTAATCTCTAATTGTCACACCTACGGGAAATCGTGGAACACCGAGAGCGGTCAGGTTTTGGAACCGAACAGTCAACATCTTTCCCATAAACTTCTCATGGTTCTTGTAGTCCTTCTCACGTTGGAGGATGGTACCCTCGGGTCTGACTGTGAATTCCCGATCATCTTGGGTCTTGCACACCCAAACAACTGCATTGGCATCACGACCATGACCAGTCTTGGCCCCAGTGATTTCATATTCCTCTGTCTGGAAATCTTTGTGTTTGAGGAGGTAGTTGCTTCGCTGACCAACTTCATATACACTGAAGCGGTCACGGATCATAGTACCTTCATGTCCTTCTTCAACATGCTTCTGATGCATGAGGGGAAGATCCTTCTTGGATTTTACGAGTGTCGTTTTGACATATTCGTAATGGGGATTGTAGACGGATTCTTTGACATACTCCCAGCGTTGCTCGAAGGTCATCTTATCCCTGGCAAGGGCTTCAGCTTTGAGATCAAAGAAATCAAACACATGGAACTTGAGCTTCAGGGGATCAGTCTTGAAAGTGCTCGTAAGTTCTTCAAAGTTGAGGTTAGGGTCAAAGGCTTCACCGTCAACGTATTGACCCGGCTCAAGACCCTTCCCAAGAATCTCAGTTCCGGGGATGATCTTTCCAGTTCTCGAGATGCCACCGTCCTTTGATACCAAAAGACGAACACCGTCAAGCTTGGGTTGAACATAGAAGGGTTCGGAGATGTGCTTCTGACGATCCTCCCATTTGTTTGCAAGCATTGGCAACACTTGGCTGCACTTGGCATTCTCGTTGTTCCACATAGTTTGAGCACGCTTGAGAGCCTTTTCATAACCAGTCTTGACATTGGTTCGTGACACGGAAAACTTGTCATTTCCCACGATACCGGAGATCTTCACAATGTCAGCAGTTCCATTCTTCAGGTCTTCAACTTTGAAGTCGGTGTATCGATCACGACCATGCTTGTCTTGGCGGATAAGGCGTTCCATTATACAATAATAAAATGTAGGTTTTAAATAGATGTCTGAGTTACCAGTTATCAATTATGGTAGAATGGAGCGACTTAGGTTGCCAGATGACGACACTTTTAATTTAAATATGATGTGTGTAATTTTTATTTGTGTCGTCGTATTGGGGTTATATAAACGATCGGTCGACATTAGGCAATCCCGTGAACGATCTTATATTTTAAGGCTTTAGCTGAAGAGAGATATAGATCTTTTTTCATCATTTTTCTAAATTTTTTCTGTGGGATTTTTGTCTTTTTCATGTAGATGTCTTTGATGGCCTTCATGAATTTGCCACATGATTTCACCTCATCCTTCATCTCTTCGTAGTTACCCCAAAATTCACCTGTACTAATTTGATGAATCAAGATGTGAGCGTTCGCCCCCATAAGTCTCTCCGAACCACCGAGTAGCATGAATGTAGCAGAACTGCAACATGATCCCTGTGCAATTGTGGTAACCTTTACACGAGACTTTTCCAGAACATTCATGGCAGCGATACCTGCAAACAGGTCACCACCATCGCTCATAATATGAACACGAATCATGGGTGTGTACCCATACATATCCGCGGCTTTCTTGAGTACATCAATCTCAAGTTTCTTGAAGTATTCGGTAAAATCTAGAATACTTTCTTGAGTAATCTCTCCGTAAAAGAATATTTCGTTGCCGATGGTCTTGACAGTCGCGGGGGTATCGTCGTTATCGTCTTTCGATGACATGTTTGAGAGCCTTTTTTATATTTGTCACGTCTCTTTGTTTTAACTTACTTGTTATGGCGAGGTGATTCATCACGTCAAAATCTTGTGGAGTGATTCCGTAGTCTAATAACCTATCAAAACGTCCAAGCTCTGCATATCTCTTTAATAGGCACATTTCGTCCACTCCGAGGCGATTTCCGGATTTTCTTCTGATTTCACTAAACTTTTTGAAACGCATTTTATAATTTCCAAACTTGGTCCATGCACTACCAGATCTAATAGTGTCTGGTTTGAGCGGTGTATCAATATATGCTTTTGGAATTCGTATACCGGAGTGAGTATAATAAGGAAGTAGATTCCATTGACCATTATAAATATATGCATCAAGTACATCGGCTTCTGAGAGGGAGTTTGATATACGTATAATATCAGCACCCTTCGAATCAATGTAATTTTCTTGAAGTGTATCACATATATGACCATGTTCGGGTATACTATCGTACCATGGAAATGGGTCACTCGTACATAGAATATCTCTCACATATTCTTTTGAAGTTTTAAAATCATCTATGTCGTCATAATTTTCTATATAATTTAGGTAATTTCGGACGGACCCCTTTGATTTTATCGCCGCTTCTTCGGCTCCTTTTACATTTTTTATAGTTAACAGTTGATCAACGGTGAGGGGTCTAATGAAAACTGTTTGAAAGTTTGGAAGTAGATACCCATTTATAGCAGTTGCAATCAGTGATTTATTATTCACTGAACCATTTTCAACAACATGATCTACTAAGTGTTTGTACAATAGTGGTTCGGCATCATAATCTTCCACAATGATTGGTACACAGGTGTCTTTCAAGTACTCGATGGATGTCTTCTTATGAATTTGTATACATAAATTCAAATCGATAACTTGTTGAAGTAAATGTGTTTTACCCACACCTGTTGGGCCACATATAAAGACGTTTTTGTTTTCGTCAATTAAACGTTTAATTCGTTTAAATTCTTCGACGTGAATTGTGTTCTCTTTGTCATTGTTTTTTTGTGGAATAATTTTAATGAAGCGGTCCATGGATGATCTTACTAATCAGGCCATAGATTTGGTGCTGGAAAATGACGCACTACGTGAAAGGGTAGTCAAACCTTTAAAACAGAAAATGTTCCCTTATGCTGTATCTATAACTATATTCAACCTCATCTTATTTATTCTCGTCGTTCACCTTGTTCGACGTCTATCGATCCTTCAGACTTCTCTTCATCAGTTTGAAAAGCTTTCCCAACCTTAGAGAATGGTGTATCTTCGGTGATAGCCGTTATGACATGAATGGGTCGAACATCGAGTATTTCTGGTTTGACGAAATCTGTTTCTTCATCAGGGTATGATGCTTCAAAGTCTTTTATAATATTTATAGGAACAGCTGGAGATTGTTCGATGAGACGATCATACTCGGCTTTACATTCCTCCACAAATTTCAGACCATCCTTTCTACGTTCTTCGCGAGGGAGAGCTAACATCAGTCGAATATTACGCGATAATAACCCGTATGATAAAGCGGCTGTTCGGTGATTTTCCATTAATTCATTTATTTTTAAAAATTGCATAATAGTGGCTATGAGACCAGCTATCAAATTCATACCACCAATCACCGAAGGAACAATAGGTCGCATTCCTTCTGGGAAAGAAGTTTGTGCAAAATTCGCGGTACCGGTGACTGTGGATAATACAATTACGGGTAAGGTAAAACGCATTGATAAAGTTTTATAGAGTAGATAGGCTCGATGGTTCATGAACCTATAACATGCTGCAGCCTCACCCCACTGGCGTAATATATTTTCATGTTGATCGTTCCACGATTTTTTCATCGTCTATTATATATGAACATAATCTTTGTGCTTCATTTATTAATGTTGGTGGCGGCTGTGGTCGTACCCATGTTCGTCAAAGACGTTCGATGGCTTGAGATGTATTCTTTATTTATACCATTTGTCTTTTTCCACTGGATAACAAACGATGACACATGTTGTCTTACGCAACTTGAGGTATATTTAACTGGTCAGGATAAATCGAAAACTTTTATGTCACGAGTTCTTGACCCTGTGTATAATGTTTCTGATGACACATCTGGTAAACTCATTAAACTATCCGCTTTTGCCCTCTGGATGTTGGTTCAAGTAAGACTTGGCCGCATTAATACGATCATGGGGCTTAAATCTAAATGAGTCAAAAAAGTGAACAGCCACTTTCCAATTGTAGTGTATAATCATACATAGAGCATCTGCTATATCGTGTTCACGATCATATGGTATTTCCTCTATGTACTTTCTGGCTATTTTCACACTTCTTTCCTTTCGTTCTTCGTAATTTA